TCTGGGCCACCGCGAATTGCCACGCGGCCACCTCGCGCGCCATGCCCTCACTGACCTTCTCACCCGCAACAATCTGCGCGGGATGAATCACGTGCTCCCCGGCCCGCGCATCATCTCTCGGGTCTTTGGTGATCGCGTGGCCGATTTCATGCAGCAGCGTGCTCACCACGTCGAACCGCGTCGCGGGATCCTTCAGGTCGTCAGGCTTCAGTTCCTTGGGCTTGCGCGGGGCGCTCCACTGGCTCCAGTCCTGCTCCGTCGGCTCATACTCCCCGCCGCGCAAGACCAGCGTGATGCGGCCACGCGGCATCACCGCGTGCAGCCCTCCGGCCAGCGTCACGCGCATTTTGCCGTACTGGATCTGACTCTTCGCCAGCGGGTCTACGATCACCCCAGCAATGTCCTTGACCGGCTCGGGCTGCTCCGTGATGTAGACCTCAAGGCCCGCCCGTCGCGCGAGCGTCACCGCCGCCCGCAAATACTGGGGCACGGCTTTGCTGTCACTGGATCCGGGGTAGAACTCGAACAGTCGCGCGTTCTCTTTCCACGCCGACTCCTGCTTCTGGTGCCCCTCCCATCGCTTGCCCATGCCCACCGCGAGATGGTATTTCGGCCCGAAGTCGTCGCCGGGCATCTCGCCCTGCGCTGTCTGGAGCGCCCGGTCCAGCCAGTCCTCGATGGCTCGCTGGGTGCTCCCCAGATAGGCCGGGGCGAGGTATTCGAAGCTCGTCTTTGCTAGCAGCTTGTGGAGCGGCTCGGGTTTCGAGGGTGCCGTGGACTTCTTCCCCGTGGCCGCCAGAATCGGCGAGGAGTGCGAGCGCCACGTGTCCTCGATCTTCTCGACCCGCTTGAGGATGTGCGGGGGGATTTCCCCCGGCGTGTCCGTCATACCCGCGCCCGGCCCATCCTTGCGGTAGAAGTTCACGAGCGTCTTGCGCACGTCCCTGATCTTCTCGGTCATCTTTTGCTCAAGGACCGCGATGCGCTCGGGGCCAGTCTTGCGCAGCAGGAGGTCGGTTTCCTCCTCGGGCGTCAGCAGCGACCGAATGTTCATCACGAACTGTTCGTAGGACCGGGCGTAGATGCGCCGCCCCGTCAGGCGCTCCGTGATGCGCCGCGCCTGAGACTCCACCAGCCCTTCCTCGATATACGGCGCGTCGGCGTACTGGAGGTCCGCCAGCGCCTTGGTGGTCGTATAGGGCAAGCTGGTGGGTCGCCCGATGGCGCTCTGACTGTGCAACATCTCATGCACGGTCGCATTGAGGGCCGCCTCGTAGTCGCGACGCACGGACGGGTCAAAATCGTAGGCTGGAGCTTTCCGCAAGAGCCATTGACGCAGCGCTTGGCTGTTCTGCTGACTCAACGAGAAGGCATCCTGACCGCGCCAGTAGCACCCGCCATACAGCGTGTCGATGGTCCCGTTCCCAATGACCGGTAACGGAAGGCAATGTCCAATCCCGGCTCGCGCGAACTCGTCGCTGATGAGCCGCACCACCGCCCCGAGCACCGCCTCACGCTCTAGCGTGATCGCGTCCACGCTCGGCTTGTTCGTGCGGAACTTGCTGAGCCGTGTCCGCGCAATGTCCTCCGCGTTGAAGTCCAGCGCAAGCGGCGACGGCGAGTTCGCCGCCAACACCGGCTGAATCGCGTCCAAATCCACCGCATCCGCTGGCCTGCCGTGCGCCTCGGCGTGGACGAGATTCATGGGATTGGTCGGCAGCGGCGTCGGCCCGAACTTCTCCACCAGCATGGCATCGCGCACCACCTGCGCCATGTCGCTCGGCGCAAGCCCGCGTCGTATCGTGAAGCTGTCGAGGTAGTAGGCGGGCGGCAGCGGCACGGTGCGTCCGGTGCCCGCCTTCTCGTGAATGCCGGACACGTCCACGGGAGGCTCGACCTTCTCCTCCTCCTTCGCTTTCACTCCGCGCTCAGCCTTCTCCTTCTTGTCCTTTTTGACGTGCCCCGCCCAGCGCGCGCCCATCCCCACCGCGAGATGACAAGGGCGGTTTGCCGGGACACCCGGCAACGGAGCTGTCTCAGCACCCCGCTGTCCCGCCCCCATCGCGAGGTCGTGCTGCTCGCCGGAATTTACGACCGTCAGGTTCTTGGGGTCGAACACCACCAACTGGTCGCCGCCGATGGCCCGCCACAACCCGTCATAGTTCTCGCCCGCGATGGGCAGGAACTCGCGACTCTTGATGAGGATGCCGTCATAGCCGAAGCGTTGCAGAATGCCAGTAATGGCAGCGGGGTAGAAGTACATCCAGCCGTGGGACGCGCTGGGTCCGACACGGGCCGCGTCGTCTGCCGACAACGCCTGCGCCGCCGCCTCGGCCTCCACCCTGAGTGCGTTCCACCCCGGCATGCCTTTGTCCCGCGCGAGGCGCGTGAGCACGAGGTTCGCCATGTTCGTCCCTTTAGGGGCGGCCACGTCTTCGTCGGTGAGCACGATGGGGTTCTTGATGTTGGCCATCACGCGCAGCACGACCGCCTCTTTCCCCATGCTCTGCTTGTAATCCTGCCAGTAGTCGCCGCTATCCGGCTGAATCCCGACGTAGACGCCATCGCCCCACACGCGCCCGACGGACATGCGATCCAGCGAGAACCCCTCGCGCTGGATGCGGTCGGCGGCCCGCTCGCTCACCGCCACCGCTCCCACCTTGGCGTAGGCCGACCCCTTCGCCCACCGCTTGGCTTCTTTGAGCGACATGGTGGGCCGCCATCCGGCAGCGGAGGTCGGCTCGTCCTTCGCGTGCCCTGCCCACCGTTTGCCCATCCCCACCGCGAGATCGAAGTATTCGCCCAGCGCCGAGGGAATACTCAGGTTGACACCCGGCTTCTTCCGCTCCTTGGCCGCCAGCGCCTCAAACAGCCGCTCGGCGTAGGCCCGGTCGGTCCCCGCCCGGTAGGTCACCAACTCCTCGCCCTCGTAGACCGGTGAAATCACCGCGTCGTACTTCTTCGCCAGCGCCGAGTAGGCCACCACCGTGTGCCACTGGTCGCTCATGCCGGACGTGTCCTGCCCCAGCGCCGCCGCGAACTTCTTCACGTAGGGGTCGGGGATCATCAGCTCCAGCTCCAGCGCCCCCGTCACGTCGCTGTTCCCGGCCTTGCGGAACGACTTCACGGTGCGTGCCGCGCCGCGCACGGCTCGCGCCCCATACCACGCCCGATATGCCTCGGGATCTTCCGGCGGCTCCTTGGTGTGCCACTTCTTGGAGAACGCCGCTTGCACCATCGCGTCGCCAATCTTTCGGGCGGACGCGATCCCCTCCTCCACCAGCTCGGGCGCGTCGCGTTCCAACTGGCGGAACGCCACATGAATCAGCTCATGGGTGAGGCTGGCCTCGTTGGGAATCTTGCCCTTGGCATAGAGAATCTTGAAGCCGTTGAGCGTGGCGGCAGCCGCCTGCGCCATCGCCGACTTCAGGAACGGCGGCACGTCGGTGAGGTCGATTTCCTGAATGAGCGGGTAGGTGTCGTTCTCCGCCCACCGCTGCTCCAGCCACTCCTGCGCCGGACTCGGCAGCGCGGTGATCGCCTGCCGCAACGCTACGGCAAACTCTCGGGAGAATCGTCCGCTGCCTTCACGCTCAGTAATCCATCGATCCGCCTCTGGTCGGAGGGGAGGTGGACCCGTTGCATCAGCATCGCCGCCAGTGTGCCCGTCGGATCCGTCAGCCCCCGCGCTCGGAGGTAGCGTTGCACCCGCTCCCCCTTCGCGATCAGTTCCTGCGTCAGCTGATCCATGCCCAGCCCCCTTCACATGCCCGGCCCAGCGCTGCCCCATGCCCACGGACAGGGACAGCACCTCAATCGGGCCATCGCCATACCCCGACAGCCGAGGCCCGGCCGACTGCTCAGGCTGGTGGCCTTTCCGCTTGAGGGCGTCCCATACGCGGGTCGCATCCGCCGTGCGCTTGTCGGGATAGGACACGATGCCCTTTTTCCCCAGCCACTTCGCCACCGCCATCGCCGTCAGCAGCATGTCTTGCCCGAGTCCTCGCCCCCGTCGCTCCGGCGTTACATGCGCGATAGAGATCAGCAGGTGGTCAGGGTGCTCGGGGGACACCACCAGCTCCAGCATCCGATTCCACATCGGGAGTAAACCACTTGCCGAGGGTGCGTCCCTCCAGTACAAGGTCAGCGTGGTCGCGACGCCGGGTTTCTCGCGCGCATACTCGCCGTCCGGGCCGACCGCGTTCACCTGCACAGACACGCCCTTGAGTTCGGGCGGCAGTTCTTTCCCGACCACCGCCACCAACGCTTGCATCGAGTTGGAGAGCGGCGACTCGGGATCGAGGCGGCCCACCGGCGTGAATGCCTCGGGGTCGTAGGTGCCAGCATGCGAGAGGGCGCTCGTAGGCACAAAACCGAATTCGCCCGGTCCGCCCGCGCGCGCCATCTCGGGAATGAAGGTCAGCTCCTGCGTCGGGTCCAAGAGGGCGGCCACGCCGCGAGGGACGTGCCCCGCCCAGCGTTGGCCCATGCCCACGGCGAGGTCCACTTGAGGCTGCACCACGCGAATCTGCGCCGGGTCGAACGCGACATAGTCACGTTCGCTTCTCCCGCGATAGGGAAAGAGTGTGACTTCAATGCCGTCCTTCCCTTGCCGCATGAGGAAGTCGCGCCACGCGAGGAAGTCGTCTTCCGTCAGGTCGTCAAGGGGTTTCTCGCAATAGTCCGCCGCCGCCGCGTTCACCGCCGCCGATGCGTCGGCGTCCCACTCCTTACCGCGCAATCGCTCTGGATTCTTGACGGCAAGATGCGCTTCCACCACGCGCCCGCGCTTCCCCGCGTAGAGGCTCTCCGCCTTGCCAAGGTCGGTCGTGAAGAAGATGCCCAGCACGCCGTTCTTCGCGCCCGTGCTCGTCGTAAGCGTATCTCCGCCGTGACGCGTTTCGAACTGGTCAAAGGCGACGCTGGTGCCGTGGTACAGCGAAAGCGGCGCACCGTCATCGTCTACCACCACATCGGTGGTATGCCCTTCCCACCGTTTGCCCATGCCCACGGCGAGGTCGAAGGGGTCAGCGCCAGCGCCGAAAGGGGCGAGGGGGCAGGCCACCCCCGAGGCCCGAGAGCGAGAGGGTGCCATGCTCCACGAGCGTTTTCGCCGCCAACTCGGCGTCGTATTCCTGCTGAAGCGCGGCCCGCTGGTCGGGGGGCGCCTTCTTCATCGCTTGCGCGATGGTGAACAGCCGGTTGTCGCCGTCGTACTTCGCGTAGGCGGACAGCAGCGGGGCGCCCTTGAACATCCGGGTCTTCACGAGGTCGAAGATGCGGTTGGGCTTGGACCCATACTCGGGGTCGGCCACCGCCAGCCGCAAGTAGTCGGGCGGCACGAGCCGGTTGACGACCTTCTCCTCCCCATGCACCATCACCGTCTCGCCCTTGATGAACCGCAGGATGTTGCGTTCCATCGCCAGCGACATTGGCACATCGACCACGCGCATCTCGACGCGATACCCCGCGCCCCGGAAGGTCTCCATCGTCGCCACGGTGCCGCTCATGGGCTGAAGGTGGCCTTCCGCTTCTTCCACGCCCACCCGCCCCTGCACCCCGTCGTCCACGACGTTCATGCCGTGGGCAATCGCGTAGGCCATCGCCATCTGCGCCAGCTCGGACGACTCCCGATGCACCTCGGCGGCGTTATCCCCGGTGTACTCGGGCAGGTAGGTCTTGAAGGTGTCTGAGCTGATGACCAGCTTGTTGGTGAGATCGAGGCGCTTGTCGATGAAGGTCGTTTTTCCCGCCGCCGGAGGGCCGCCGACGAAGATCACCACCGGGTCGTCCACGAACTGCGGGATCGGCTTCCCGGCCTTGGCCTCTTGGTCGCGGAGCCACTGCGCGAGAATGTCGGCGTGCAGCGCCTTCCGCGCCGGATCGAGCTTGCCGGTCGCCGGGTCGCTGTAGCGCCGCAGGGTGTCGTCGTCCCCGTACTTCGCCTGCCGCGCCAACGCCTTGGCGATCTGTTTGGCGTACTGCTTCTCGATGGCGGACGTGTGTGCGCTCGTCAAAATGTCGTGCTCCGCCCGCGCCACCTCGTCCGCCGTCGGGTTGTAGTCCTTGGGTTCCCCCTTGGTGTGGCCCGCCCACCGCATCCCCATCCCGACCGCCAGATGCAGGCCCACCGGTGCCTCGTCCAGCACCTGCCACCCGCCCATCTTCCGCACAGACGCGCCGCGACGCTGAAGCGCATCCCAGAACCGGCGTCCGGCCCCACGACTCACCAGCCCCGTGGCAATCGACACACTCGGCTCATCCGCCCCCTGCGCCACGGCCAACGCCGACAGGACCAGCTGGCGCCCCCGCCCCCGCTGGCGCGAGGGCTTCTCCACATGGAGGTGGGTGATGGTGTAGCGCGTGGGTGCGCCCGGCAGGTGCTCCGCCAGAATCAGCTCGCCGCCCGGCGCCGACAGCCGAAAGCCATCGGGCCGCTTCTCCACGGACACGCCCGAGATCGCGGGAATGGCCGCGTCGGGCTTGATCTGCCCACCGACCCAGAAGGCAAGGTCGAACGGTTGCGCTGTCGGCATGGTGCCCTCACGTGGTCACGCGCAAATGAGACTCTCTCCACAGGCCATCGCCGACGGTGTAGCGCACGATGCCGTCCGAGTCGATGCGATAGATGCGACCAGCGAACGTCCACTGGTCCCACCCCTCGGGGATCCGCAGCACGGTGCGTCCGTCTTGCAGGCGACGCATCAGCTCTTCCCGAGCGACTTGCGGTTGGCGACAGGCCGGGGGTCCACGTCATCCGGCACGTTCGGCTTCGTGTCCGCCGACACGCCACCCCTCCACGGTTTCCCGTGCCCCGGCGCGGGCGCGGCCTCCACCGGCTCGGCGGTCTGGAAGAGCCACCCGCCGCCGCTCCGCACGAGCGTGACGTGGTCGCCGGTGTCGGGATGCACGAAGTCGGTACCCGGCACCGGATTGTCGAACGTCTTGGCCACCGCTGGGATAAATCCCGCCTTCTTCAGGTCATCCACAGCAGCCTGCACCTTCGCATCGTCGGTCTGGAAATAGCCGCCGATTTCCGAGGCGAGCTTGCTGGCGGGATGGTTCGACCGTGGGCGGGAGTACTGCCCCGCGCTGCTCTTGTCGGACGAGGCGTACCGCGACCGAGGATTCGGCTCCCGCACGTCGCGCCCCGCCGCCTTGTCGGCGGCTCGTGCGTCAGCGGCTTGGTCCAGCGCGGTGTTCTTCTTGGTCATCGTGTTCCAGAACGCCTGATCATCCAGCGCGTTCTGCACATCCGTCGGCGTCCGACCGAGGGGCCGACTCTTGGCCTCCTTGACGATTTGCTGCAACTCCTCGCGCGTGAACGACTTCGCCAGCGCGGGGTTGTCTCGCGCCTCCGCCACCTTCTTCGCCAGCGGCCCAAAGGGACGAATCACCATCGAGAGGTAGTTGAGCGCCTCGGGATCCAGCACCTTACCCGTCAGCGCCTTGTTCTTCAGCAGCTCTTCGAGCCGACGCAGCTCGTGCACGGGACCGGGCGACCCCTCGGGTGGCGGTGATGCCACCACTGGCTCCATCCACTCGTAGAACCGGGCCTTCTCTCGCGGGGTGTCCTCATCGGCGCGTGTGCGCACGCGCTCCTCCCCCGGCTGCTGGCCCGACGCGGCCGCCCGGCGCACGGCCTCCGCCGTGGCCTCCGCACGCTCCGCCGTGGTGTGGCCTTCCCACCGCTTGCCCATCCCCACCGTCAAGTCAAAAGGGCGACGCACCCCCTGCCAGCGCTCGGCCACGGACGACAGCAGCTTGGTCGCCTCGTCCGGCGACGGTTTCCTCGGCTCGTCTCCGCCTCGACGATTCCGGCGCGTGGTCACCGTTTCCAACAGGTCCATCGTGCGCCCGCTCAGCCACGTTTCCGCCGTGCTGTCGTCCTCCGGCTCATCCTTGTACTTCGTGTAGGTTTCCAGCAACAGCTCCCGCATCGGCGTCTGCCGCTTCCGCGACGCCTTCCGCAGCGCCTCGCGCTCGTCGTCATCCATCTGCGCGATGACGGCCCCCAGCGCCTTCGGGGAGGGTGGCGGCGACGGACGCTTCTTCGGCCCCGTCTCCACCTGCTTCAGTTCCTTCCGCATCGCCTCCCACTCGGCCTGCCGCTCGTCCGAGGGACCGAACTTCTTGTTCTCGGCGTCGAGCGCCGCCATGCGCTTCTTCAGCTCGTCGGCTGACTTCTGGCGCTTCGGCTTCTCGGGCGGCGCGGCCCCCTCACCCTTCGCGAATCCCGGCGGCACCGGCTTCTCGCCCGGCCTGCCCGGCGGCACCGGGGGCTTCCCGCCGTTCAGTCGCCCCAGCACGGCCTTCGCGTTCTTCAGGAGGGCGGTGGCACGGGCCACCGGCGGCGGCACCTTCCCGCCCTGCCAACCCGGCTTCGCCTTGGCCTGCACCTTGTCGCCCACCTCGGGCGGCGGTTCCTGCGGCTGCTCAATGCCCGGCTTGGCGCCCTTCTTGGGCGGCGGGGGAGGCTGCTTCGGTCGGCCCGCATCCTCGTCCGACTTCGCGAACCGGCCCTTGGCGCGCTTCGCCTTCGCTTCGTCCCAAATGCGCCGCTGGGCCAACGCCAAGTCCAGCCGATGGGGCGGCGCGGCGTCATGCAGATCCGCCCGCACATCCGTCGCCTTCGGCTGAAGCCCGAACTGTTTCGTCCATGCTTGGGCCACGTGCAGTACCTCCGCAATCGGCGCGTCCAACCGCACCACGTTCATCTTGAGGTCGCCCATCTTGTCGTCCCCAGCGTCGAGACCGACCACCGCCGCCCACCGATGATGCCCATCCAGCACGTAGTTGTCGCGTGAGATGAAGATGGGCTTCGCCGCTGGGTCGAACCCCGGCTTGGTCATCATGCCCACGACGTTCGGCCCCACCAGCTCCGACTGGCTCGCCCGGAGCGCCGCCGCAGGCACGCGCTCCGACGTGCTCCCGACGCCCAGCGACTGGAGGTGCGCCACGAACGCGTCGGCGGCATTCACGGACCCACTCGGTTCCTTGGGCAGCTGGTCGGCGGGGCTGCCCGGCACCGGCTTCCCCTTCAACTGCGGCATCTGCACGCGAGGCACCCCTCGCGGGTACTGCTCGGTGCGCAGCACGTCGCCGCAAAAGAGGTTGGTCCCCGGAATCGACACCTTGCAGAGGTCGTAGGTTGGCGCGGCCTCCCCACGGCGTTTGGCGTCCTGCACGAGCGCGGCCAGTCGGGTCAACACGGTGTTGACCTTCCGCACTTGGGTGACCTCGACCACCTCGCCCTTAAGGATGCGGTCTACCGCCTCGCCCACGTCCGTCACGCGCACCGGGACCGTCCGGCCCGACCCCCCGGCTTCCCCGACGTGCCCGGCCCAGCGCTGCCCCATCCCGACCGCGAGATCCACCCGCCGCTGCCAGCGCGTCGCCAGCGCCTTCAGGCCGCGCTTCCGCCGGGCCTGCGCGTAGGCCACGGCCACCCGCTGCTTGCTGTCGGCGAACTCCGCCCTCATCGCCTCGTCGGACATGAACCGGGCGATGAAGTCCTTGAGGGATTCCCCTTTGTCGGGCGTCGGCATGGGCATCGCGATGGTTCCTACTCGGCCGCGTCGGCCTGCTGCGCCTTCAGCTCCGCCAGCGCCGTGTCGATCTCGGCGACCAGCGCCTTGGCCTCGGGGTCGTCGCTGCGGTCCAGCTCGACCCGTTGCGCTTCCAGCTGGTCGATCAGCCCTTGGAGTTCCTCGGCCGCGTCGGTCGGCTGGTTGGCCGGTTTCGCGACGTGGCCGGTTGCCTCGCTGCCCTGCGGCACGCCATCCTCGCCCGACGCCTGCACGGACGACCGCCCCTGCGGCGGGGCGGCCTTCACGCCCGACGGCGCGACGCGGCCTTGCGTGCCGCCCGGTGGCGGCTCGGCGTCCACCTGCTCGACCTCCACCTCGCCCGACTCCGGCGCCTCGGGATCCGGTGGCTCGGCGGCCTCGGCGGGCGCGGCGGCCTGTAGCTCCGCCAGCGCCTTGTCGATTTCCGGCACCAGCGCCTGCGCCTCCGGATCGCCCGACGCGGCCAGTTCCGCCTTCTGGGCTTCCAGCTGCCCAATCAGCGCCTGCGCCTCGGGGTCCATGGCGCCCCCACCGGGCGCGCCGGGCGCTCCCGGCGGCGGTCCGCCCGGCATCCCCGGCATCCCCGGCATCCCCGGCATCCCCGGCGGCGGCTGGTTCGCCCGCTTCATGGTTTCGGGCAACGGCGGCAAGCCCATCAGCTTGCGCAGCATGGCCTCGATGTCGTCATCCGGCTGGATGAACGTCCCGGCCGCCAGCGTCGTCAAGAGCTGCGATAGCTCCGACACGTCTACGGACATGAGATCCGTCGCGACGATGCTGGGGTACTGCCGGTTGTTCATGTTGAAGTTCATGTCGCAGAGCGGCTTCACCAGCTGGGCCTTGATGTCCCCGCCGATGCCGCTGGCCACGCCCTTCAACGCATTGAGGAACATATCCGCCAGCGCTCGGCCCAAGCCGTAGCTGCCGTGGGGCTGGCCGCCCATGGTCATGAACTGGGCAAGGATGTTCTGCGCGATCATCCCGTTGTGATGCTCGACCGACTGCATCAGCTCCGACGCCCCGCCGCGCCCGACCGTGAGAATGTCGAAGGTGACCCCCGGCGGCTCGATGAGCCACGCCCGCTCGTTCGACCGCAGCTGCTTCAAGAGCTTCTCGATGCTCGTCACCTCGTCCCGCCGAACCGTCTCGGTGACCTTCGCACGCGGGATGCCGACGCCAAAGCGGTCCAGCCGCACGGCGTCGATCTTGTAGCACATCTCCTTGTAGAACCAGTGCTTGTACGCCGTGCGCAGCAGCGACGTGCCTTCCCAGTTGTCGCCTTCCTGCTCCAACGTGAAGATGGCGGCATACGAACGCGGGATCGTGAAGTACTCGTAGCGCCCAGCCTTGCTCGCAAATTGTTGAATCGCGAGCAGCTTGTTGCTCTTGGGGTCGGTCTGCCACTCCGTCACCGTGCGCGGCAAGCGCGGGGCGAGCTTCTCGAAGCAGTAGACCTTCTCCTTCTCGTCGAACTTCCAGATGATTTCGAGGAGCGAGAAGCCGAACTCCAGCTGCAAGAGGATGTGTCGCAGCGAGTAGTCCCACGGCTGGGCCATCGCGTCGTCGTCAAAGAGCTTGGCGTTGACGAAATCGGCAATCGCCTCATCCTGCGGGTCGTGTTTCTCGGGCGGGTTGGCCCGCCACTGGGCCGAGCGCAGCGGGAGCTTGATGACCTGAAGCGTCGCCCGGACTTGGGCATCCGACTTCCGCATCTTGTCGTATTCGACCAGCGCCTGCCGTCCGGCCAGCTTGTCGTTGTATTCCTCGCCGGAGATCACGCCGCCGAACACTTCCGTGCCGGTGGCACCCCGCTCTTTGCCCACCTCGGGCCGCGAGCCGCCGGGCTTGTCCGCCGAGAGCGTCATGGCCTCGCCGGGGGTGACGGTATCGCCGCGCCGCCACAGGCCGGGGATGCCCCACGACTCCCACCACCGTTTCTGGGCCATGCGCTACCGTCCTCTCGGAAATCGCTCGACGACCGTCCCATAGCGCCGGATCGCGCCACAGGTGAGGCATTGCCACAGTTCCTCGAACTCGGCAATCGACCCGCCGCCACGCCAGCGGCCCGAGCCGATCAGCCGCGTCCCCACGTAGAGATGCGGCCGATGCTCGATGTGGCCTCCGGCGCAGTACACGCACAGCAGGCGTTCACACCGGGGGGCGGCACTCGCTGTCCGGATCTCTGTCCGGACCTCTGCGCTTCCGCTCATCGCGCACTCCTTCCCCGACGACGGCGCGTCCCGATTGTCGCCTGTCTGCCGTCGTCGTGCCACTAGGGAACTCCTACAGGTTGTTCAAATAGCCAATCGACAGTCCCCGTTCTCGGTGCATACTCGGCTCGTCGGTGTTCGCGAACACGTTCGTCGGCTCCTCCACCTCGGTGATCGTCAAGATGTCGCGCATCGACATGCCGGGCCGCTCACGGGTCTTGAGCCGATGCAGGAACCGCACTCGATAGACGTAGCGCAGCGCGTCCGCCGTGTGGCTGTACTGGTCATGCACCGGCTGGGCCGAGCCGACCAGTAACTCGCCCTCGGCGGTCGTGGGCCACCGATACTGCTCCAAGGTGTCAATCAGGTGGGCGCACCATGAGGACAGCAACACGCGCTGCCCCCGGATCAGCACGTGGATAAAATCGATCCACTCCAGCGGCGACCCCGCGCCGGGCGTCCCGGTCTCCACGGACTGGATCCGAATCGGCGGGTCTGCCCCAGCCAAGTTGGACACCCAGCTTGTCAGGTCGCTGGCCCGGTTTTTCCCCGACGGGTCGCCGTAATGCTCCATCGGGTAGTGCTTCTCGCCGCCCAGCTCCACCCACACGCGCCACCAGAGCTTGGTCACGTGTCGGTGGTAGTAGTCCCACGACTCCCCGTGGTGCTCGTGCTCGTCAATCCACCGCACCACCATCTGCTTCTCGTCGAGGATCTGCCCCAGCAGCAGCGACGACGGGTCGGACACGCCGAAGTCCCAGCCCACCACCAGCGGCTTGAGCGGGTCCAGCGCCGCCCGCAGATAGCGCACGTGGTAGTCCTCCAGCGTTTCCTTGGCCCGACGCTCGCCCAGCGGCGTCCCATCCGGCTGCCGGAGCAGTTGGTGGTCAAAGACGTGCAGCGTGGAGTCGAAGCCCTCGTAGACGCGGCCCCGGCGGCTGCGCTCGTAGCTGATGTCCAGTTCCGAGGCGGTTTGCTCGGGGGTGTAGTCCCGGCACGCCTCGTCGTACCACGCCGACCGGCACTCGCGCGGGCGCGGCGGGGAGAGCTTCAGGTTGCCGCAGTCGTGCGCATGGAACGCCTGAATGGGGATCTGGAGATGGACTGGCGCCGACAGGTCGAGCACAAACTTCCAGCCACAGGTACAGTAGAGTCCCTCGGCCTTCACCGGATGTCGGGGCCACCAGAAGCTCAACTTCTTGAACGTCGAGCGCGGGTTGAACCGCACCCGCGCAAAGACGTTCGCCTTCCCGTTCGGCGTCGAGTTGAGGCACGTCCCGTTCTTCGCCGACTGCCGGACCGCCTTGAAGATGGACTCCGACCCCTCGATGTAGGCCGCCTCGTCCAGTAGCGCCCGGCGGTAGGTCGGTCCACGGCCCGCGCTCCGGGTGCCGGTTTCTCCGCGAATCCAGCTCTTGTTATCGGGGATGGAAATCTGGAACTGCTTGACGACGGCGTTGAGGGGTTGCAGGTAGACCGGCAGCATCGTCAGCATCAGCCGCACTTTGCCCATGAGGCTGTCCGGCGTACTGGAACTCCCGCCATCGTCCACATCGACCGCCCGGCGCGACACCACCAAGTCCGGCCACCGGTCGTGGAACAGCACGTCCCAAAGGAACAGGGCCATCCACGCCCAGCTCATCGTCATCTGGCGCGACTTCTCGACGTGGAGATTCTGCTGGGGTTGCGCTTCGCGGAAGAACCGACGCAGGAACGGGTAGACGGGGAACTTCCGAAAGGTGGGAGCACCGCTCGGATCGTCTACATGGATTGTCCAGCAGTGGTGAAAGATGAAGTGCCCGGCGGATCGGCGGCAGCGGTCGTATTCGTACTCCGCATCGTCCAGCGACACAATCGGCGGGGTAGCCAGCTCCCACACGCTCGGCGCATAGTCGGGCGGCACCCAGACGTTCGCGGCGGTTTCCACCCACCCATTGGGGGGCTGCCACTCCGCGAGCGCCCGACGACTCCCGAGTTGCTTCCACGGCCCCTGTGACATCCCCTACCCTCGACGGACGACCGCCTTGAGCGCCGCAAGAAGCGCCGTCCACGCGTGCGCCACGGCTTGGAGGCGCGACGCTGGGTCCGGCCCCCGCAGGGCCGACACGTAGGCCGCGTCCATCCGCATGAGCGTCACCGCCCGAGTGTCGAGGGAACCTCGGAAGGCTGGCCCAAAGACCGTCACGACCGCAATGAACGGCGCCCGAATCGCCATGATGACCAGCGGAATGCCGAGAAGTACCCGCGAGCCATCCAGCCAATCGACAATCGCGATGCACTCGCCGACGCGGAGCTGTCCCAACTCGTCGGCATTCAGCGCCCGGACGAGATCGTTCAACTCCCGCGAGAGATCGTCCTCACCCATCAATCCGCGCCAGCAGCGCCGGGGGCCAGCCGGTCCACGACGCTGCGGTGTACGTAAAGGCACAAGGGGCGCTCGTCGTCGAGCCGCCCCCCGGTGTCGCGATGCAGTGGGTGCCGTCGTGCGCCCCCGGTGGGCAGCCGGTCAGGGCGGGCTGCGACCGGTCGCCGCCGCAGCCCGGACAGCCACCCGGCCTCGGGTACACCTGTTGCGACCCCTTCGTGGCGGCGTGATTGCACGCCGCACACTCCGTCACGAAGGGCGCGTAGACCCGCTGACACGACGGACACACCCACCCTTCCATGCTGGCCTCCGTTAGAACGGCAAGTCCTCGTCGTCGGCCACCGGCCCGGTCACGTCGTCCAGTGGGAACTCTCCGCCGCGCCCGCACCCGTAGTCCGAGGTGCCGGGGCCGATCCCGCTGGCGCTGGCGCTCGGGCTGCCGCCGCCACCCGCCTCCGCCGGACGCGCATCACTGGGCGATCCCAGCAGCTGCACGCGTGACGCCCGCACTTCGAAGCTCGCACCGGGATTGCCGTCGCGGCCTGCGTAGGCCCGCACCCCCGCCGTGCCTTCCACCAGCACCTGCTTCCCCTTGGTGAGGTACGGGCGCACGGCCTCGCCCGCCTTGCCCCACACCGACACCCGCGCCCAGAGCGTCTTTTCCTGCTTCTGCCCGTTCCGGTCGCGCCACGACTCGGTGACCGCCATCGAGAAGGACACCACCGTTTGGTCAGAGCTGGTCGTTTTCAGCTCCGCGTCACGCCCCAGATTCCCCACCCCGATCCACGTCTGCCATCCCATCGCTCTACCCTCCGGTTGCGGCCCCAGCCCACCGCTGCGGCCCTTGTTTACTTCACGCGCTCCAGTATTTGTCGCAAGAGCGCCAGCACCGGCTCAACGAGCCACCATCGCACCACCCCGAGAAACACGACCGCCACCACCAGCCAGAACAGCACGTACCATGCGACCGGCGAGACCACGGGCATGCGCGACACCTACGCCAGCGCCTGCCAGAACTTCTGCCAGAACCCCGCCCGCAGGTTCGGCTCCTGCGGATAGTCCGGCGACGGCAGCTGCCGCTTGATGGCGTTGCTCCACGCCCGGTAGCTCATGCCTGCCCGGAAGGTGTCCAGCGCCACGCGGGTGAACGCGCCGTTGGCCCGCAGGCTCCCGTCCTCCGGACAGCCGAACCACGCGTCGTAGCTGTATTCGTCGTCCTGACACCCCGCCAACAGCACCGCCGGGTAGGGCTGCGACACCCGCGCGTAGGCCCGCCCGGTCTGCAACCGCGCAAACTCCTTCGGGGGCAGGAACGTGCCGGGGTGCATGAAACGAATGCGCCGCACCTCGGGCCGGGACGCCGCCATGCCGAATCGGGTCATCGTGCCGCTGTGGCAGGAGTCCGAGATGACCGCGACCCGCACCCCGCTGGCGCGCACCTTGAGCAAGGTCACCAGCTCATCGTCGGTGATGATCGCGTCCGGCGTGGCGTTGATGTCCGCTGCCAGCCAGCACTCGTCCACGCCATCGGGTTCGTCGCCGTTCGCGTCCGGCACGTAACTGCCATGCCCCGAGTAGTGGATGACGAGGCGATCCCGGTGATGCGCCTCTTGCAGCAGGTGCCGAATGCTCGCCCGGATGTTGGCGCCGGTCGCCAGCGTATCCGTCAAGGTGAGCGCCTCGTACCCCTGCGCACACAGGAACGCCGCCCAGTCGCGGGCGTCGTTCACGCAGCCGTAGAGGTCGTTCGCGCCGCCGTAGGTGTTGATGCCGATGCACAGCGCCTTCTTGGCCATCTGCTGCTCCTTAGATGTCCGCATCCGATGACGGCGGCGCGACCCGCCGCCGCTTCTGGTCGTCCAGCTCGCCACGCAGCACGCGGACGTCGCTGGTCAGCTGCCGAATCGCGCGGGCCTGTCCGTCGAGGACTTCCCAGAGATCCCGCGACAACGTGCCGTCGGTCACCGCCTGTCGCAACCGCACCATATTGGCTTCGTGCATGACCTACCTCACTGTCAAGGGCAGCGTGTCAATCGCCGCCTCCAGCGCGCGCGCGGTCCGCACGCCGGACGACTGTTGCGTTTGCGGCAAGCCCGGCTGCTGCGCCTTCGCCAGCGCATCTTCTGCCAAGGCCGCCAAGATGCCGCGCAGCCCATGCGTTTCCGCCAAGACCCGCAGCTGAAACCGCGACTCGGGATCCCACGGGCGATTCTCCGCATACGGACGTTCCGCATGAGGCCGCTTCATGGGTGGGGGGGTAGGCGCAGGCACGTTGGGCATAGAGTTTACTCCAAGTCAACTCACGAAGAAAGGTGTTCGTGGAGCCATGCTTTCGCGGCCCCACGCGCCCCGAGATGCACGCTCGCAAGAATCCGAAAGCGCGAATGATAGCACTTGTGACACCAGCGCGGCGCGTGCGGCCCCATCGGGGTTCGCGCCAGACCGAGCATCGCGCGTGCCCGGCGAGCCAACACCGCGTCCAAGCCCTCCATGAGCACGTTGCCCATCCCACACGCCCCCCGCCAGTCGAAGCAGCAGAGGTGCGCGTTGCCGAACGCATCGACGATGAACTCCTTGAACGGCAACAGGCACGGCTTGTCCGTGCGCAGGACACCCCGCGACACCATCCGGCTGTCGAGCTTCCCCGGCGTGACCCACACCCCGAGCTGCGCCTCCGCACACCTCGGCGCCCCCACCACGCGCGTCAGCTCCGCGAGGATCTCGGGGTCCGGCGTGTGCGCGCCGCCGTAGTCGGTGACGCCCACCCAGTCGAACACCGTGAACCCGGACACGTCCTTGGGGAGCACGGTGCCGTTGGTGATGAGCAACGCCTTCGCCAGCGGCGCCCGCTGCTTCCCCTCCGCCACCAGCCACAACAGCCGATCCGTTTCCAGCGTCGGCTCGTTGTAGTAGCTGAAGTTCAGGAAGCCCTGAAAGCCCTCCGCCCCGAACGCACTGATGATCCCCAGCATGTCCGCGTCGGTGAGCCGCCGCAGCCGGGACAGTCCGTCGTATCGAGCCAGCCCGAGCGCGTTGGGGCAGAGCGTGTGCGCCCCGCCCAAGTTGCAGGCCACGCCCATTTCGAGGCTGAGGATCTGGAGCGTCGAAGCCAGCGTGGTCATGTCGTGACCCACAGGAAGGAGCGCTCCTTGTCCCGCACTTCGCCGGGTCGCACCCGATGCCGCCCCAGCACGAACCACGGGCTGATGCCGTAGGACTTCGTCCACCCCTGCACGGCGACCGACACCCGGTTGTCGGCGTAGAAGCGGTCCTCGTAGTCATGGCCCGCCACGATGCCGCCCACACGCACCTTCGGCACCCACAGCGCCAAGTCCGCGACCACGTTCTCGAACCAGTGCGTTGCGTCCAAGTACACGAAGTCCAGACTCGCGTTGGGCACATACCGCGCCGCGTCCGCGCTCCACATGCGCAGGTAGGTCACCGCATACGGCGCGAGGCGCTCCCGCGTGTGCGCGTAGGCTTCCGGGAGGTCCGGCGGGAACGGCTGGCCGCCCTTGAAGTGCGGGTTCTGGCCTTGGCGCGTCACCCACGAGTCCACGCACGTCAACTGGAGGCCGGGAATCCCCCGACACAGCTGCTCGGAGTAGTCCCCGTGATAGACGCCAATCTCCGCCCCGGTCCGATAGCCCCGCCGCCGGAACAGCTCCGGCAAGTCATCCCGGCTGGCGCCCTTGATGACCACCGGGAGGTCCGGGGCGTCGCCCCACGGACGCGCCTCCATATACGCCTGCAAGTCCATCACCCGCCCCACGCGGCAGAGAGCGCCGCCTCCACCGCCGGATGCCGGTTGTACTGATGCACGATGGCCGGGCGCCGCTCCCCCAGCCAGACGGCCCCATCCTCCCACCGCACCGTCGCGGGGTCCGCATAGCCGAGATGCGCCACCTCCGCGTTGGGGTAGGGCACCACCCGCACGCCGTCCGGGTAGGTGTAGGCGTACCACGTGGGGAACGCTTGGTCGAACCCGTGCCGCACCGGCGCCTTCGCCCGCGCGGTGCCATGGAAGTGGTCGAGATAGGCCAGCATCGCATCCGGCGTGCCGCCCAACACCCCCGCGCAGATGACGGGTCGCGGCAGCAGCCGCGCGGCGTCAGCGGGGAACGTCTCGGCCACCCACTTGGCGTTGAACCGGCACGCAGCGATGATCTGGTTCTCCTGCCACACCGTGAAGCGGGGGTCCGCCTCGACCACCCCGGACGGCGGCGCCTGCCACACCACGTCGAAGGTGTCGGTCACCAGCACGCGGTCCGCCGCCGCGCGCGCCCCGGCCCACAGCTGGCAGGCCAGAAACCGGCGATTGTTGAGGTCCATGGGCGGCCACGCGTGCTCCGCCTCCAGCGCCCGCAGGTCCACGGACTCCACCCCATGGGCATCGCACAGCGCCCGCAGGGCGGCATCCTCCGGCGATCCGTTGAGCATGACCACCCGCGCCTCGGGGGCGTGCGCCCGGAGGCTCCGCACCCACACCGCCACGCCCCGGCGTGCCCGCTCCACCACCGAGGGCCGCCGAGGGGGAAGTTCCACGGTGCCGATCACGAGCAGGCGCATGGCGCCTCCACGGACAGGAGCTGCGCGGCGTACCGGTCGGGATGCCGTTGCACCTCCTCCGGCAGCTGGTCCAACCCCACGATGCGAAACTGTTGCGCCGAGGCCCAATCCCGACGCGTCGCGATCCGGTGCGCCAACTCCGCCACGCTCCACCGTCCGCCGAACTCGTCGGCATGCACGAACGCGGCGAGTTTCCGGTGCACCGCCTCCGGCCCCCCCAAGAACGAGAAGTGCCAGCCCCCCGGCACCGCCGGGATCGGGAACCGGGTGTGTTTCCGCCGCACCTCATACCGGAACCGCTGCGCCCCCCACCGCCGGACCAGCCCCACCGGGGCCAAGGCGATGCAGGGCCAGCCCGCGCGCGTCCACAGATTCAGGTAGTAGTAGAAACACGCCGTCGCGAACGTCACCCAGCCGTCGGCGGGCACCCGTGGCGCCCATGCCGCCACGAGGTGCGGGTCGGCAATCTCGTCAGCGTCGGCGAGGAGCGCGAGGTCGGTGGGGGCGGCGTCCGCGAGAAGCGCCGCCATCGCGTGACGCGGGGCGTGCTCGCGGGTCCAGTTGGGGCGGTCGGTCTGGTCAGCCCCCACCACGGGCGGCAACACGACCGTAGACAGCCGCCCCGCCCACGGACGCCAACGCGGCTCGGCCACGTCCAGATAGATGGGCTTGGGCTGGCCCGCATGGGTTTCCTCCGCCTGCACGGCGATGAACCGGTCCACCACGCCGTCCAACACGCGGAGCCGTAACTCCAACACATCCAGCTCGTTGAAGAACGGGAACAGGTCGTAGATCACAGCCAGCGCTTCGCCAGATGCGCGACGAACAGGTACAGCACGGCGGCAATCGCCACAATCAGGATGGGCCGGATCTCGATCAAGAGGCTCATCATGTAGTCAGTCAGGCGAGGGTCCACTGGCACCTCCTTACGGCTGCACCCAGAACCACGACGGGTTCCTGTCCCGTCGGATGGGGTCGAACACGAACAGCGGGCCAAGACCGTGGCCCGCCATGAAAGTGTCTACCGCCCGCACCACCTCCACCGGCAGCTCGTGCTCGTGCGGCAAGAACGCCCGATAGTCGTGCCCGCTCACGATCCCGCCCGACCGCACCTTCGGGGTCCACAGCTGGAGGTCGGCCCGGACCCCCGAGTAGGTGTGGTCCCCGTCGATGTAGACGAAATCGAGGCTGCCGTCCGGCACCGTGCTGGCGACGTTGTCGCTCCAGTCGTGCGCGAGGGTGCAGTGGGGATACGCCGCGAGCCGTCCGTACGCCCGACGCTCGGCCAGTTCAAACCGCTCCGGGTGCGGGTTCGCGCACATCCGGGCATAGAGCGCCCACACGTCCACGGTGGTGAGGTGAAGCTGAGGGTTAGCCTGACACAGGATTTCCGCGAACTCCCCTTCCCAGCAGCCGATCTCCACGCCGCGCGTGAAGCCCAACTCGAAGAACAGGGCCGCGAGTCCCGCGCGGCCCCGACGCGGAATGCGGGTCTGGTCCGGCGCCAGCTCAAAGTAGGCCCGCACCGCCTCCAGCGTCGTCATCGCACGGCCTCAACCTCGTCCGACCACTCGATCCGGAAGTCGTCCGCGTCTGTCAGGGTGGCGAACCACCCCGGCGGCACGAGGTCCGCGTCTTGGCGGTGGAACAGGGTGGGGAACCCCGACCGGCGGTAGATCCGGGTCGCCAGCTCCGAACAGAACTGCCGCGTCATCGACGGACGGCCCAGCGTGAAGAAGCGAAACAGCCCCCACAGATCATAGGCTTGGCCTCGCGCATGGCCGTCGAACCAGAACAACCCCTCGGCGAGGTTGAGTTTGGCCGGGTTGGGCCGGAGCACCATCCCCAGATGCTCGTAGGTGGCGAGGTAGTACCGCACCCCGCCATCGTACCGCGCCGCGACCACCACCCCCGGCCCCACCACGACTTCCACGTGGCTCCACCGGGACCACGACTTCAGGGCGATGAGATGCCCCATGAGGGAGTGGGGGCGATAGAGGAGGAGGTCGCCCGCCTGCGCCACGACCGGCGGGCACGCCCCACACGCGCAGCTGGCATCTGTTCCACGTGGAACGGCCCGAGCCTTGATCCGGCGAGAGATCGCGCCCCAGCTGCCGCCTGACGCCGCCTGCGGGGCCATCAGTGGACCCGCGCCGACGTGGCGACCACGGGCGGTTTCGCCGACGGCCGCCGCCGTTGAATGGCCCGGCACCGGGGGCACGTGAGCCGACGCCCCGGCTCCGCCTCCAGCCGTCGGCGCAGGTGGACCCCCTGACAGCTGGCGCACCGCGCCAACAGGCTCTTGAGGGTGTCCGTGGTCATGACTCACCGCCTCTCTGGCCCCGGTGGGCGTTCGAAGCGCGAAAAGGCATGCTGGAGCGCCGGGCGTCCCTCCTCACGTACCCACACGGTACGCAGGACGAACGTGATGCCCGGATCCACAGGCCATCGCGCTTCTTCCTCCCAACCCACCACAGGCTGCTGTCGTCCCTGCTCGTCACCCACCGGTCGCCCCCACTACGCAATCGTCGTCATCCACCGATGCAGGTAGGCCGCGCCCATCTGCTTCGCCCGGTGCTCCTGCAAGGTAAACAGCTTCGGCACGCACGCTGTCACGGTCGCCCGAATCGCCTCCCCGCGCGCCTCTTGCCCGGCCACCTTGCGAATGTCCCACGCCACCGCCAGCCCCTGCACCTTCCGGATCTCGCCAGAAGCACAGAGGTTTTCCAGAATGTCGCACTCGGCGCCTTCACAGTTCATCCGCATCACGACGGTGTCCGGCGCCGCCAAGTGCTGCCGGAACCACTCGCTTGCCGAGACCAGCGCCACCTGCGACTCTCGCACCGCCCCCCTAAACCGCTTCTCCCGATAGATGCTCGCCGAGGCCAGCCGGTGTCCCCGGTAGAACGGCACGATCCCGGTCGTATTCCCCAGCCCGAACGGAAACGCCATGACCCGTGGGTCCGTCACGCTCTCGCAGAGGGCTTCGTACAGCCCGCGTTGCGGTTCGAAGCAGTAGTACCGGTCGAACACCCACGGACTCGCCAGCACCTGTCGAATGACGGTGCCATCGTAGGCGCCCACATCGAGGAACACCCTCATTCGGCCTCCGGCGTCCCCGCCGCTGCCCCCACCCACGCCCGCTCGCCATCGCTCACCAAGTCCAAGTCTTGCAGCGCCCCGGCCGCCCGCAAGCGGTTCCGCAGCGTCACCGCGTCCGGCACCGTCAGGGCCAGCGTCCCCAGCCGCCGCTCCATCAGCCCATTCTCTTGCGCCAAAATGATTTGCAGCTGTCGGCACTGGATGGCCGTCCGCAAGCACGTCATCCGGGTCCGCGCCGTCAGGATCGGCGACACCGGGCGCGTGACCGTTTCCTTCTTGCCGTCCTTCCCGACCTTCTCCACTTGCTCGACGAGCGTGCCCAGCCGGGTGAACTCCAGCATCGCCAAGCTCTCGCCGTCCCGATACAGCTCGACCGACTCCCCGATCATCTCAGCGGGGTCGAACGTCGGCTGTGGCCCGTACGAGGCCCGCCAGCTCTCCCGCCACCACTTCAGGTCGCGGCTGACGGTGGACACATCCACCCCGACCACTGCCGCAATCGCCGACTCCGTCATCTTCCGGAAGCGCAGCTGAAGCACACGCTGGCGCCGTAGTTCCACGTCCCCCGGCTCCCCCGGCATGAACCCCCCCGCTGGGATCGCCAGTTCTTCGCCGGGCGGGGGCGGCGGCGGTGGCTCGCCGGGCGGCGCAGGCGCGAGCGGCGGATCCGCCGACACAGGCTTCGCCAGAAGCCCATCGACAAACGACTTGAGCTGGTCCAATGAAGGCTGCGACGCCATCGACTCGGGTCCGGGGAAAGGAGCGCGAGTGCCGGTCACGCCCCGCTGAATGTGGTGCCGAGGAGGCTAACCCTCTACCGTCTACGGCTTTGCGACACTCTGCGCCTTTTCGCGCCGCTTGTCAAGCGCCTCTTGGAAAATTCCCAACCTTGCACGCTTTGCATCCGGAGTCGCCAAACGGCCCCGAATCTTCGTGCTAGTCGCTCAACCGACGCTGTCGCGACGCCTCAGTGTCAGAGAATTGGCGCGTCGCCCCACCACCCGAGGGCGCCACCGACGACCATGCCGATGGTGCCGAGCAGGATGACGAAGGCCAGCGCGAGCAGGACGGTGACGACGACATCCACCACGAGGTCCACTGGGCGGCCACCGGGAGAGCCGGTGACCGGCGACGGCGGGGGGCGAGTCGAGGCGGGGATGGGGGTGGGGACGAGGGAGAACCCGGCCCGCCCGATGCGCACGGTGGGGGCCAGCCCGCCCACGGACGCGCTCGTGCTGGGCATCTTGGCGCAGCCCTCCAAGGGGCCGTCGGGATGGCAGTCCTGCTCCCAGCCGGGGGTGGCGTCCTCGGGCGGGGGGTCCAGCCGCAGCCGTTCCCACTCCTCACGGGTGGGGAGGGTGTCGTAGGAACCCGCGACGGGGACATAGACATCCCGCCACGAGCCATCGGGCATCTGCTCCCGGAGTCCGGTGTTGCGCCAGCGCGTCATCGGTCCTCCGTCGCGTCGGCCCGGCCCACCCGAGACTGGGTATGCCAGAGCAACGTCTGCGTCCGCTGGAGGAGGCGGGTGTACCGAGCCTTGCGCCGCTCGTGGTAGTGGACTTGCCGGACGCAGGTGCGAATGGCCCACTTCAAGGCCCACAGATAGAGGCGCTCAGCCATTCGGCCCCTTCGCGTCCGTCTGGCGGGACAGCGTGGCGACCTGCCGCTCCAGCTGCTCCACGCGCGCGACCAAGGCGCGCACCGTCTGGACCAGCGAGCCGTCGGCGGCGGGGGCGCCCCCGAGGGACCGGATGCCGCTGTCGCTGTCGTGCTCCACGTCCTCGTGCTCCGCGCCCTCGTTCCCCTCGGGTCCATCGGTCAGCGTGTTATAGCCCAACGTCTTGATGCCCAGTCCCCACCCCATCACCCCTCCTTTGGACGTAGCGGGACCACGCGGCGGCGAAACATGTGTCCCGGTCGTCGTTCCATATTTCGCTCGCCATCGCCGCGCTTCCGGCTTCCCAGAACCATCGCGCCGCCCGCTCCACCTCCGCACATACCGGGCATGCCGCATCGCGTGCGTCGCCATGCTCACGGTTCCACAGATGCCCACAGTCACCACGCCACGTTCCAAACGGCGGCCCGTACTTTGCGGTCAACCGCTCCACCTCCGCACGGGCGGCGGTGAGGGCGGACTCGGCCTGCTCGGCACGCCGTAGAGCGGTTTCTACACTGTCAGCGTATGTCGCTCGTAGGGCGTATTGCTGGGCCAGTTCCTTCCGCGCCTCGGCCAGTTCCCGCTCCACCCGCTTGCAGTTCCCGCATGGCTCTGGCGCTGGATACATCTCCAGACAAGACGAGCAACCGCACCCCGGCCCTTCGTGGTGGCTCATGGCTCCCTCCGCGCTGGCCTTACCACGCTGAATCGCAACGTGGTGATGTCATATCCACGCGCCTGCAACTCGTCAACGAGCGCCACCCCGCCATCGAACCCGTGACATAACGCCGAGTAGAGAAGGTGCCCATCGCACGACCGAGGGTAAGAGATGAGGATGTCGTTTTCGCGCTTGTCCCATCGAGCGGATAGTCTGGGCGGGCGTGCCTTGCTCATGGCTCCCTCCGCTCCTTCAGGTAGCGGGACCACGCGGCGTCCTCATGCTGTCCATGATCGGGCCAGTGGCGATGTCCCGCCCGGAACGCCCGCTCCACCTCCGCACGGGCGGCGGCGAGGGGGTGTTTAGCGCAACCGTCGATATGCTGCTGTAATAAGCGGTCAACCTCGGCTTGATCGGTCACGCCGTCGAACATGATGTCACCGCAATATACGCAGCGCCCCGTGAGCGCCAGTTTTGTCAATCGTTCTATCTCCGCACGGGCGGCGGCGAGTTGCGCAGTCAGCGCCCAGTTGCGGCACCCCTCGATGGCGCACGGTGCCGCCACGGGGCAACCGGGTTGGTCGGTCACGACGCTGGGATGAACGACTTGCTGACTTAGCTGCGCCCGCGCCTCGGCTAGTTCCCGCTCCAGCTTATCTAGCGCCTCTTGTGACGCCTTCTTGCCAGCGAGTCGCGCATCACGTTCCTCAGCCAGTTCCCGCTCCAGCGATACTCGCGCTATCTGAGCGCGATCACGTTGATCCATCGTTCTCGCCGAATACGCTTTCTCCTCGGCTAGTGCCCGCTCCAGATGCTCAACTTCGGCAACAAGGGCGCGAACGTGGTGCCATGCACCATCACCAACCCCTTCTGTGTCCAGCGCCTTCTTTGCTCTGTCAAGAATGCTCATGGCTCCCTCCGCGCCCATAGGCCGCCTGCGAGGCTGGTATTGTGCGATGGGTCATTTCCAACCCACGCCCGACAGCCGTTGCCGAGCGCCCCACACTCAACGGACTGCCGTGGAGTGCTGACCTTCATGCATACATCGACCGTCGAATACATCGGTGATGGCGCCGGAACATGAGAGCGATGCCGACACGTCGCGCACCGCTGCTCCCGCAGGGCGGCAAGGGCGGTTTCGGCTTGAGCTAACTGAAACGGTAATGCATCCCACCCAGCCATCTTGTCGCGCAACCGCTCCACCTCCGCACGGGCGACGGATAGACGATCAGTAAGTTCTCCAACCAGTCGCGCATCCTGAAGCGCCTCGTCGCGTTGCCGCTCGGCATTGGCCTTGCCGTTCATCAGGCAGATGGGGCAGCCGATACTGCCATAGTCTTCATCGTCTGGACCGGGGAAGTGCTTGGCGCATAGTCGCTGCTCCCGCGCCTCGGCCAGTTCCCGCTCCAGCGCGGCGAGTTCTAAGCGTGCCGCGTGGCCTTCGTAAAGACGCCCGACCCACTCGGCCAGCGTCATCTCGCGATCTGGTGTGTCGCTCATGGCTCCCTCCGCGCCCACGCACCGCAGCGGTGGCCAAATGTTTCACACGGCAGGCCATCCCCTGCGTCGTCTTTCGTGAGGCCACACGCGAGCATGGCGCTCAGCGGTGTATACGAATGTCGGCATGTCGCGCAGGTCTGTCCCTCCAGCCGCGTGAGTTCTGCTATGACCAGAGCGAGCGCGGCGTCTACATCTTCACGCGAGTATGTCGCCCACGTAGACTTGCCAGCCATCGACCGGGCCTTTGTCAGCGTCATGCTTTCGATCCTTTTGGCCCGCCGCATCCTTCGCACTCACAGCGCACCGGATGCCAACCTGTCGCGGGTGTTGGCTGCTCACCCACGAGATATGCGATGTCGTCGGTGGGGTGATATGGCCCCGAGACTCGCGCCTCTCCGTCGAAGCGAATGTGCAGGTATTGGTCCGGTCGCGCTTGCGCGAGCACGCCCTCGCGCCCGCCAACTCTCACCCTGACGCCGATGTGGGCTGGAACGCCGTAGTAGCGGCGCACGTAGTCGTAGCAATCAGGCTTCGGCAGTCTCACGTCAGCCTCGCTTTCGCGTCAGACGCTTCCTCTTCCTGCCGCCACACGGCGAGGCACTCGGCCTCCAGTTCGTAGAACTCCACGGCGCGGTCGGCGTTCGATGCGTTGAATCCGAACCCGAACTTGATGGCCTTCACGACTTCCGCAGCGTGGCGCTGGCGCAGTTCCTTGGTTTCCGCGCGACCGGCTATGATGTAGGCCTCCTGTGCGCGCAACAAGTCCACATCTTCGGCGTGCTGTTGGCGCAGGGCGGCGAAAGAGTCAATCACCCCCAGTAGGAAGTCGTACCTCTCCACCCACGACTGCTCGCGTTCCCAGCCCCAGTCAATCCCCAACGTCTTACACTGCTCGCAGCCGGGGCAGCGTTTGAGGTGTTCGGCCCACCCGACATGAGAAGCACGCCCCTCAGCAATGATGTCTCGTGCGGCGTCGATGTCGGCCTCGCTCACTTGAGAAACCTCACGTCCATCTGCACCCACCCGACAACTCGGAGCGATCCACGCTCGATGTCCGCTGGCTTGCCCGGCGACTTCAGGCGACGAAGTAACCGATGAACACTCCGCGTGAGCGCAGCGTCCCGTGCTGAGTTCTTCTGGCGCTTCATGGCGTACACCCTCACTGGTCAATTTCGCCTCGGCTAACTCGGCGCGGCCTTCCCAATGGCGCACATACTCCGCGATGCTTGGGCTGAATGATGCCGCCTCGGTGATGCAGAGGTTGCGGACATCGTGCGCCTGCGCCTCGGCTAGTTCCCGCTCCAGCGCGGCGTAGTCCTGCATCAGCGCCGATAGGTCATCGGCATCAAACGTCACGGCCTTCTGTGCTGAGCCTCGTTCGCCGTTGTCTACCAGTAGGGCGCGGTGGACTGCGCGACTAGATCCTGCAAAGCCATCTCGACAACGCAGAAGCGCCCGTGCTTTCTCTTGTGCCGATTGAACTTTGTCGCTCATGGCTCCCTCCGCGCCAACGGGACATAGCCCGTCCGCGAACGCTCGATACCGTCCACGAAGTCGGCCACGTAGTCACGGGCGGCTTGGAGCAGCACCACGGCTTCGGTCAGGCGCGGGTCTGCTGGCATCGCCTCAACCGCTTGCACCGCCTCGTAGATGGCGCGTTCGGCTGGCGTCCACTGAGTCATCTGGCTCCGTCGAGGTATGTTGCTCATGGCTCCCTCCGCGCCCGCAGCGCATGAATGGCATCAATGCTTGCCGCCTTATCCTCGGCTGGGGCCGGGGCCATGCGAATCACCGCCTCCATTTGGTCTAGCTCCTCTGGGGTGTCCGCGCCAACAATCCCAACGAGCGCCTTCCGCAGTCGCGTCACCTCCGCACGGGCGGCGGCAAGCTCGTTCTGTAGAATCTCGGCTCGCCCCATTTCAGCCGAAAGCTGGTCGGTTACGGACACATACGCCGTGCGCGCCTCGGCCAGTTCCCGCTTCAGTTTTACGTTCTGCCGATAGAGTTCCTT